TTCTTATTGCACGCGCACAAGAACTTATCTTATTGCCCTGCCGTTATTTTAAATGATGAATTAATCTCGGACAATCCGGAGGGAGGAACGGGTAAAGGAATTTTTATGAATGCTTTATCTCAAATGAAAAAGGTGGTTACTATTGATGGAAAGTCTTTCGTTTTCGAAAGGTCTTTTGCTTATCAATTAGTGTCTGCTGATACACAGATACTTGTGTTTGATGATGTAAGGAAACATTTCGACTTTGAAAGATTATTCAGTGTAGTAACCGAAGGGTTGACATTAGAAAAGAAAAATAAAGATGCAATTAAAATTCCGTTTAGCAAATCTCCTAAGATTGCTATAACAACTAATTATGCAATTAAAGGAGCGGGTAATTCTTTTGCTCGTAGAAAATGGGAATTGGAATTACACCAACATTATAACAAGCAACATACCCCATTAGATGATTTTGGAAAACTAATGTTTGGGGAGTGGGATGATGATGAGTGGTGTCAATTTGATAACTATATGATTGGGTGTTTACAAAACTATTTAAATAAAGGATTACAAAAAAGTAAATTTGTTAATCTAAAAATACGACAACTATCTGCTGAAACTTCTCACGACTTTATAGAGTGGTGTGGATTATTGGATAAAGAAAAACCTAATACTCAATTAGTAGTGGAGACTAAATTAAATAAACATAATCTATACATAGATTTTGTAGAGGAATATCCTGACTATGCGCCTAAGTCTAAACTAACTATATCGCGTACCCGATTTTATAAATGGTTAATTTCTTATGCTAAGTTTAAAGAAGGAGTACCACCGGAAGAGGGAAGGGATTCTAGTGGAAGATGGATAATAATAAAAGAAAAAAGAGAAATGGTTAATGCTCAAACTTTACTATCAAACTTACCTTAAATGGAAATAGATATCCATACAGCTATGCTTAACTCGTATAGAGTTATTATTCAAAAACAAGAACCGGAAGATATTATATCTACCGAACTAGGTATGTTTGCTCACGACCCCACTGACGAGGTTAAGGAAAATGTCATACAAGGAATATTAGAATACTTTGAGGACGAAGAAGATTACGAGAAATGTATTAAGATTAGGAATTATATAAATGAAAGATGGTGAATTTTAGAGATTATCAAAGTGATATCATAGATAAATCAATACCAATTTTATTGAAGCATAGATTTTTATATCTAGCTATGGAGGTAAGAACCGGTAAAACTCTTACAAGTTTAGGGATAGCTAAAACTTTATTTCAAAAAAATGTTTTGTTTGTTACTAAGAAAAAAGCTATTACATCTATTGAGCAGGACTATAAATTACTCTCTCCTAAATATAAACTAATAGTTATTAATTATGAATCTGTTCACAAAGTTCCGGATTTAAAATGGGATATGATAGTGTGTGATGAAGCACATAGTTTAGGCGCTTTTCCCAAGCCAAATAATCGCGCTAAAAAAATTAAGGAATTAATTCTAAAGCACAATCCTTATGTTATCTTATTATCCGGAACTCCTACCCCCGAATCCTACAGTCAATTATACCATCAAGTATACGGCATCCCTACTAATCCATTTAGGGAGTATAAAAGTTTTTACAAATTCGCTAGAGAGTATGTTAATATAGTAGAAAAGAAAATTAATGGAATACATATAAGAGATTATTCGAGAGGGCAAGAGAGGATTTTATCTATGTTAAAACCATACACTATTAACTTTTCTCAAAGCCAAGCAGGTTTTAAAACTAAGACAAATGAAAAAGTTTTGTTAGTAAAAATGCAAGAATCTACCTACACTTTAGCTAAAAGATTACAGAAAGATTTAGTAATAGAAGGAAAGGAAGAGGTGATACTTGCGGACACACCGGTTAAGCTAATGATTAAACTTCATCAGATATATTCAGGTACGATTAAATTTGAAAGTGGGAACTCTATGATACTTGATATGAACAAAGCGTTGTTTATAAAAAAATATTTTGACGGAAAAAAAATAGGTATATTTTATAAATTTAAAGAAGAATTAAATATATTAAAAACAATTTTTAAAGAAAATTTGACAACCGAACTAAGTGTCTTTAAAGACACACATAAAAATATAGCACTACAAATCGTAAGTGGGCGAGAGGGAATCTCTTTAAAAGAGGCGGATTGTTTGGTTTATTACAATATAGATTTTAGCGCAACAAGTTATTGGCAGTCTCGTGATAGGATGACAACAAAAGACAGAGAGACTAATAAAGTATATTGGGTTTTTGCAGATAAGGGAATAGAAAATAAGATTTATAAAGCAGTTATAAAGAAGAAAGATTATACAATCAAGCACTTTAAAAGTGATTTATTATCTTTGTAGTGATGACGGAGCAACAAATTCAAGCAAAAAGAATTAAAGAACTAGAGCAAGAAGGCTACTATGTTATTAAGTTAATTAAAACAAATAAGAATGGAATACCGGATTTAATTGCAATCCCTCCCAATGCAGAAGTTTTATTTAGCGAAATAAAAACAAGTAAAGGAAGGGTCTCTAAGTTGCAAGAATATAGATTAAAGGAATTAAAAAAATATGGATTTAGAACAGAAGTACATAAAGGTTAGAAAGTCTTACGACTTTGACGAGTGGTTCGTGGTGGAGCTTGCAAGCTGTCCTCATTATGTAGTGAATGATATTATTACCCATATAGAATATTATACAGACAAGCTACCGGAGTTAGATGGTTGGTCACAGGCTATATGCGGGGTGGTTAAATCTTCTAAACCTTTTTTTTATAAGCTCGAATTTTTAAAACAACACGAAGAAATACCACTCTATTTAGGTGTCGAAGAAATAAGTTGCGACGAATATTTAGATTGTATAAATCAGAATCAAACTATAAATATCAATGAATAATAATTTAAACAAATAAAATGACCGCAAAAATATCAGCAGTCAAACAAAGAAGGTTAGACCACATTAATTATTTAATGTCGGAGATTCATAATTCTACCAATAATTTATACGAACACTTTATTGACTCAGAATATGATGATGCAAAAAAAGAAATTACTAATTTAATCAAGCGTCTAAAAGACGTACACGAATCTTTAGAAGATGAAATATAATAGTTTTAGACCCCGTATTCACGGCAACACGAAAGTTGCGTATGACTACATTACTAAAAAAGAAAAGCGTATTCTTGTTATCGGAGATATTCACGCACCCTTTGTACTTAATGGTTACTTAGAGTTTTGTAAAGAAGTTTATGCAAAACACAATTGTAATCAAGTAATTTTCATAGGAGATATTTTAGATAACCACTACAGTTCATTTCATAATACAGACCCTAATGGAATGGGTGGTGGGGAAGAGTTAGAGCACGCTATTTCAATTGTTCAAGAATGGTACGAAGCGTTTCCTGTAGCAGATATACTAATTGGAAATCATGACCGTATTATAATGAGGAGGGCAATCGATTCAGATGTTCCAAAGCAATGGATAAAAAGTTATAATGAAGTGTTGGGTGTAGATTGGAATTGGACTGAAAGAATAGTTTATGACGGTGTTCAGTACGTGCATGGAGAAGGTGGGACCGCGCGCACAAAAGCAAAAAATGATATGATGTCTACCGTTCAGGGACATATACATACCCAATGTTATACTGAATGGATGGTGGGTAGAAATTTTAGAATATTTGGAATGCAAGTAGGTTGCGGTATAGATAGTACGTCCTATGCCGCAGCTTACGCTAAACACTTTAAAAAACAAGCGGTAGGTTGTGGGGTGATTTTAGGAGGACACACCGCTATAAATTGTTTAATGGAGTTATGAGATTTGAAACTACTAAAGATTTAGAAAGAGAGAAAAAGGCTATAACTAAATTTGTAAACTTATTTGGTGGCAGTTATAAAAAGTTAGGACCTAATGATATTGATTATAGAGTGTTTGGTGCTGATAATAAATTAATTGCCTACGCTGAGGTGAAGGGAAGATTAAGAACTATAGCTAATGCTTTCCCTCTTTGTGTGGCTGCAAGAAAAATTGTTAAGCTTGCTAATAAAAGATTAAACCCTATTCTTATATGGGCGTGTGATGATGGGATTATTTATCTTAAAATAAAACAAGTAGAAGGAGAGTTAAGATGGGGAGGTCGAAAACCTAGGGAAGGAGCTGTTAATGATGAGGAGCTAATGGTCTACTTTGAAAAGAGTAAGGATTTTAAATATTTAAAATATTAATATGTACCAAAGAGATAAAGATTTTTCTAAACCATTATCTATTAGACCTAATGGGCACGTAGTTAGAGAGTGTGTAGGGTGTAAAGAAAAGTTTATGACTACAGGTAGTTCTATTATGTGTGAACAGTGTTCTATAAGAGAGGGTGATAAATAATTATTTATCTACGTCCACGTCTTTTCGGTCTAACTCTATCCGGAAGTCTGCTAGGTAAGGGCGATTCTTTTTCCCATCTCTTTGCCATCTCAGGGAAATTTTTATACATCCATTTTCTTTGTGCTTTACTTTTAAAGGGCATATCTATTATTTTAAAAATCAAATTCTATTATTAAATCTTCAAACTGTTTGTCAAAATCAAAATCAAACTGTTCATCAAAATTAAACTTTTCATCAAAGCCAAAGTCAATATCAAACTCACCACCTTTTGATGAAGAACCTCCTGATGAACGAGGGTATTTTTTCTTTTTACTTTTCTTCCCTTTACCTCCTCCTTCAATTTGATATTGGCTATAATTAAGTAACCTTAATATAAGTTCGTGCATATTATCTACATCTCCCGTCATTACCTTACCATAATTTTCAATAAACCTATCTATTTGATGAGAAGGTAAACCTGTTAGGGTTAAAGTTTCTAATATAATTTCTTTCAAATACTTATCTTTAGTCTCTTGTTTCTTAGCGTTTAAATAGTTTGACCAATCTTTTGTGATTTTACTTGCTATAGTTAATATACGTAGAGCTCCATCATTATCTCCTGCCCACGGTTTCCCGGTAGCTAAATCTCCTAAATAATTAAACAAGTCTCCTATTATAAATAGAGAATTTAGATTTCCTATTACCGCTGCTCGTGCTAAATCCCACCAATCATCTTCTTCATCTATCTTGAATCCCATAGCTACAAATTGAAACAGTACAGGTAAGAAGACGTGATACATTATAAAGGTTCTTATAGCTTCTTTCGGAGTTCCTTTCCCGGCTTTAAAATCTCGAGCTTTAGCTATTCTCCATAGATTTCGGTTAGCCTGAATCTCTTTACGTAAGTAAGCTTTAGGGGATGTAAGGAACATATTCATAGCTCTTACAAGGGGATTAGATGTTTGATATACGTCTTTATCCTGTAAGTCTACAGACTGTTGTGTTCTCTTAGTGTCACTCTCAAATTTTCTAATTGCATAATCAATAGCTTGTTGTTCGGTGGCTCTAGGATTTTTCTTTTTATACTGTGCTTTGTAGTAGGAATAATTAGGAAGACCCCCAAGCATAATAGCTCCCATATCTCCAAATTTTGTAAACCACATTAAAAAGTTAACCATAAATTGTTTATTTCTTTTTGGAACTAAAGATTGCATTTGCGTCTCTGTATAACTTTCTATATTTCTCATTATACCATTGTACCTTCGGTCTTGCAAATAAACTGAATTACTCTGAACTTCTTTCCATAATTTTTTTAGCTCCGGCATATTCTTAAACCCATACTTAACCCAATTACGAAACCCTATATCATTAGCATAGGTAAACATAGATGTTAATTGTTTAATTGTAATAGTAGGATTAAAACCTAAACGAGAATATATAAACACGTTGTTCATACCGTTTATAAATTTATTCATATCGTGACTTCTTACTCCCCTGTTAGCTAATTTTTGAATAGCAGATTTAATTAAGCCGTAAGTGTTTTTTCCGTGTATAGATATAATAGCTTTCTTTACATTTTCATTTGTAAATAGTTTATCAATATCTCTCAGTGGCTCTGCCATTGCAGCAAAGTATTCCATATCAGTAACGTAAGTCATTAAGGCATCTGTACCTATCATACTTTGTATAGGGTTGGTGTTTTTAACCCTAGCGATAGTAGATGATTCACCTATACTTGTATAGAATTGATTGTCTCCTGATAATAAATCTACAGGCTCTGACTTAACCCCTTCTCTATAAAGTGTTCCTGCATAATGTTCGTTCTGCGGCATATTGGTTCTGTAAATCTTACGATAAGTTTTGTTATAGTGCGGATATAGCGCAGGAAATAATTCATCCACTTGCCAATCTGCAAACTTTTTAACTTCCGGATTTAAAGCTTTTTCAATTTGCTCTGCTACTTTTTTATAATCCTTTCCCCACATTTTTTCAAAAGTTGGGTGAAGCGCAGGGTCTTTAAATTGATTGTATAAATAATACAACTGCTCTTGACTTGCGTAAGTAACTCCTTGTATATTATTTTCTAACTCTGCTCTCTTTAAAGCTTCTTTATTAGCGCTAGTTTTATCCGCATTGTATTTTTTTTGAGCTGCTAAAACTGCGTCTCCATCTTTATATATTTTATTGTAACCAACCTTTCGGTTTGAAACCATTTTAGTTCTCCACTTTTTACCATATAACTCCTTTACTTTATCTATGATTAATTTCTCAACCGCCATCTTTCTACCTTTATATAAACGAGTTCCTTCATTTACTCTTTCATATACTAAATCTTTTAACGCACCCCCAAATAACTCTCCCGGCATTAAAGTAATTTTATCCATTAAACCATCAAGCGCTTCATGAGAAACAAAGATGTCTGATAAGTTATTACCTACACCTCTTAATATTTTTCTTAAAACATTTTGAGTCGCCTTTACTTCTTCTTTAGTTACAAGGTAATTGGTTGTTTTCTGAATCTGATTTTTACCTTCTTGTGTAGAGGCATCTACTTTTTCTTTAGTAATAGCCTCCCACGCAATACTAAGTTGACGTTCATACTCTTCTCGTGCTGCCTGTATCTCTTCTTCTAACCTTTGTCTACCACCTACTATAATCTCCTCTAATGAATTATTTACATCACTTAGCTCCTGCACCTTGTTGATGTCAGAATTCTCCATTAGAGACGCGTTATTTAGCTTCATAACTGTTTCTAATACCGCCATTCTTTTTATTTGAGCGTCAGTAGGATTGATTTCTTTGGATAACTCATTGTATTCATCAGCTAATCTAGCATTGGTTTCATAAATTTCTTTAGGTGTAGCTATCTGAGACACTCTTTCTTTCTTAATCATTTTAATTTGCTCTATAGCATCTGCATCTATTTTAGTAGCTTTATTTCTACCACTTAACTTAACCTCATTCTTAGCGTTAAGTTTAGTGTTTATATCTTTTTCTAAAGAGGTTGCGACTTTTTCATTTGTAAAATCAATTACTTCATTCATTATGTTCTTAATACTTGAACGGTTAGCAGCCTCAATTTTACCCACCATTTTTAATACTTCCGGTTTAGTGTAAGTAGTTGCCGGTAAAGCTTTACGCATAAAGTTTCGGAGGTCCTGCTTAAAGGCTTGTAAGCTCTTCTCTCCTTTCTCTACCCCCTTAATAAATCTTTTAGACTCTCTTAGAACTTTAGCCATATCTCTAGTAGGTCTCATCCCTAACGTGGACTGTAACTCTACTTGCATCTTAGCTTGTAATGGAGATAATTCTTTTTTACTTCCCTCTCGTGTAAACTCAGGTTGCTGCTCTAAATATTGAATTACTTTATCAGTAATCTGCTCTTGGTTTAATTTCTTTTTAGCTTGTTTATTTCGTGCTACTAAAGAGTCTTTGTATTTATTTACTCTTTTAAATAATCTAACCCCGGACTCTATACCTCCCTTTAATTCTGCAAAACTTTTAGGTAACAAAGTCGTTTCATCTATACTAATCTCCAAAGCTTTCTTCACTTCAGCGGGTTTAAATTTTTTAATTCTTACAAGGTAATCTGTAATTTCTAAATCACTAAAGTTATTCTCTCTTGCTTTTTGAACTATATCTATTATCTCGGAGTTTCGTTCTTCCGGAGACTCAGCTTTAGATTCTTTATCCATCTTCCTCTCACTTATCTCAAATCTAGATTCACGAGGATTAACCTCTCCCACTACTTCAATTATACTTTTATCTATAGGGATAATATTCATTTCATTCTCCCTGTTAGTATAGATGTCAGTTAAATTATCTACGTGAGTTATAATAGTATCATATCCTTTCTCTTTTAATTCAAATACTTCTGCATCTGACCATACTTTATTTTTCTTTACAAAGTAAGGGTTCTTAATATTAAGCTTGACTTTATATTTTTTACTAGCACCTTTTCCTCTACCTAAATCAGAGAATTTTTTACGTGAAGGAGTGAAAAATGTAAGGTTACCCGGCTTAGGGTGGTAAGCTCCTTTATATAGTTGAGTGGCTTCTCCTTTCCCCTTTTCAATTGGTTTAATATTAACTCCTGCTGCATCTTTAGTGTTATGAAAAAATCCTATCTGCACTCCATCTACTACATTAATATCCTCTTCCTCATTATAAAATGTATCTTGTGTATCTTCAACTTCAGTAGGAGTGTCTTCAATGACACTATCCGGTTCTTTGTAGGTAGGGGTTTTAGTGGTTTTTTTTCTTACAACTTCATCCACCCCTAATAAGTCTTTAACACTTTCCTCTACATCTGTTTCTACTCCTTCTACAACTAATTCTTTACCCGGAATCCTTTGTCCCCTTTCGAGTGCAGCAAGTTCTAATTCTAAGGATTCTAAAATAACTAACTCATCTGCCGTCATATTCTCTACACCACCGGCTTTCTCCTTCATTTCTTCTATCTTGTTTCTATACCTTTCTCTATCCACTTTCTCCCCTGCTCTTGCTTCTTTTCTTTTTGCTTCTTGCTCAGGAGATAAACTCATTGCTTCTGACACATCTTCTGTAGTAATAGTTTCACCTGTTCTCATTTTGTCAGCCATACTATTTAAGGCATCAACAATAACATCATCAGGAGCTTTCTTGTAGATTCTATCTATATATTTACCGAGTCCTAATTTATTTAAAACCCATTCTATAAATTGACGAACTTTACTTTTTGCTTCTTTAGGTAGCTTAGGATATCGAGTTGCTATTAAAGCTATTGCTTCAACCACAAACTCTTCGTTTTTAACACTTTGTTTTACCCCTTCATACTTGTCTACGTGTCCCTGTAATTCCTTTATAAAAGAGTCGTTTTCATTAAGCTCTGTTTGTATGTTGCCCGCTTCTTGAGGATTAGCCTTTTTTAAATCGCTAGCTAATTTAACATTTCTCTTTTTAACTATTCTTATAATAGCTTCTGCTAATTCTTTAGTTTTAAGTTCTTTACCCGCGAGGTCAGGAAATAAGTTCTTCAACACACCGTGCATTACTTCGTGCGGAACTACCGATGGATTTGTTTTTTCTAGGCTTATAGATATATTATTAGTTAAAGGACTAAAGTTTCCACTACTATCACGGGAGTTTCCTGCCGCCATATATTCCTTATGCGTTTCATACATTAACAAGTTTACATTAGGAGCTATTTTCTTTATAGACCTAAAAGCTTTCTCGGCTGCTTTTATAGTTCTTTGTCTAGCAATAGGGTCGGGGTTTGAAAAAGAAGTACGCTCACCCGGTTGTAAACTCTCATCTATTAAATAAATATTTCTACCCAATGACCTACCTTTTACTACTTTAGTGGATTTCATTTGCACATCCACACCACCATCTTTCCTCTTCGGTACTACTAGAACTCCTAATGTACCCGGTCCTTCCGGGTTAATAGTAACAGGAGAACTTTTTCCTGCCACAAACCTAGATGGTTTAGTAGTAGGTTCAGGCGCTCCTTTGATTTGAGATTTAAAAATAGTCTCCAACTCTTTAGCTTCATTATAAATAGCAGCTTGCCTTTTCTCCGTATCAGTTTTAGGATTATCAAAATCAATATTAAGACCTTCTAAAGACTTAATAAGGTCTTGAGTTCTATTTAAATCATTTTGTAAAACATTAGGAGAATCACTATCTATTCTTTGCAAAGGGTCAAGACGTGAACCTCTTGTACCTTTTTTAGTGTCCTCCTCAAAGAAGCTTTCAATATCTGTTTTACCCTCCGGTTTACTTGTATATTTATCTACTATACTTTTAATATCCCCATCAATTTGTCTTAACCTAAGTTTAGCGGTATAAGTATCATTACCTTCTAACTTTTTTCTTTCAAGTTCTAAATCAATAAGAGCGTTTCTGTCTTCGGGATTTTTTATCAAAGGGTCTATATTTTTATCTACTTCATACCTTTGTATAGCATTATCTCTTTTATTTTGGGTATACCTTTTTAACTTAGGGTTACCATCTATCCCTATAGTCGCTGAAGCTACTTGTTTTGGTGTACCTTTAGTTACAAAATCTACCATATCTTCAGGACTAACCTGCTGACCATTTAATTTATAGGTACCCGGTAATAATCTATTAGATGTTCCACCGGTCATATCTCCATCGAAAAAATCTTGCATCTCTGAATCCACATCATCAACACCTCCTTTTCTAGAATCCGCTAAAGCTATTGCTACATCTACCGGCGCTCCTGCAACTCCCGCCACACCTTCTAATAAAACATCAGACGCGCTAATACCATCACCTGCGGCTACTTGAGCAGCGAACTCTCCCCCTGCTCCACCTACTGATTCTATACCCATACCTACCGCAGCAGCTAATAAAGGTTTACCTCCTAATGATTTTATCGCCATTCCACCAAAACCTGCCGTTAGAGTATCGAACCCACCTATTATCATACCTCTACCTATAGCTTCACGCCTCATATCTGAAAGAGCGTCAGGGTCATTTAATACTTTACGAATAGCTTCATCACTCATATCCCCCCCGGTCTTTTCGTTTAACAACTCCATAAAGGTCATAGTCGCCTCTATACTACCACTCATCACACCTACAGCCGCCATCAATCCCGCCGGAACTCCTAGAGCAGCACCTCCCGCTGCACCTGCGGGTCCCCCTGCTACTGCACCTCCCGCGGTAGAGGCTGCCCACACACTCCCCAAGGTTTGTGCTCCTATTTCTAAAGTGGTCATATTTAAATATGAACCTACACTTTCCGCAAGAACCATAGTTGCAACAGATGGATATTTATATAACGCTTTCGCGGCGCAAGCAAAATCTCCTCCACATTCTGCCACCTCTTTATTATACAACTTTAATTCATCAGGCATACCACTAGCTTTTATAGCTTCCCAATTACCTAATAAATCTTTCATTTCACCTTCGGTAATATTAGCTCCTTCCCACATAACATTTAACACATCATCCTGCATAGCACCTTTAGTTTGTCCTACTTGAAATGTTTGATAAACATCATTAAAGAAATCCATAAAAGCACCTTCCCCTTGCACCCATTCTTCGGAGACAATAGGTCTTAAATTTAACTCCTCTTGAATACCTAAAAGCTTTGCGTCTTGTTGTGTTAATCTATCTTGTTCTGTTATTAACTCATTCCTCATAGGAATAATCTTATCCCTCATCTCTATATATTCATCAGAACCCATTTTACTTCTAGGGGTTTTACTTACCACCTCATTTATCTTATCGTATTCTGATACTTGTTTTTTAAAATCTTGTGCTTCTCTTTGGTGCTTTTTCCAATCTTTCAAAAACTGAGCATCTTGTGAGTCTTGAAATTTTTGCTCCCCCGGAACTCTTGTTTGTCTATGTTTGTTAAAAAAATTTATAGCCTGTTGAGCATTTTGTGCTGAGGAATTAGTATTTCCCATTACCCAAGTCTCTCCCTCTAACCAAGAACCACCCTCATCTCTATCTACTGAAAGGGTAATACTCTCGCCATTAGCGGCTGTTATTTCTATATAATCTTTACCAATCTTCCTTTGCCCTACTTCAAAACCGTATTCCTTAAACATTTGCTCTAACAAGGGAGCTGCCACTTCCTCTTGTTGGTCGAACAACCAAGTCATATTTTCTAAATTAGTTAAGTTCTTCCACTCTGTTTGCTCGTGTTCATTAAGAGCCTGTATCATATCTTGGGCAGTCAACCCAAGTGTTGAAGGGTCTACTTTAAAATAGGAATAATAAGCTCTAGATAAATCATCTTCATTTACTAACCCATACTTAGCTCTATCTTCCGCACTCAAATGTGAATAATCCCCTTTACTCTCGGTAAATCTAAGGTCATCTAATTCTTGATACTGTTCTCTATCAATTAAAGTATACCTACCATTTTTGGCATCATAATAGGTAGCATACGCCTCAGCTTGGGTCATATCCGATGGAGCAGGGGTACCTGTATCTTTTTCAAACTGTTGTCTCCAATCTGTAGACGGTGTGTAAGAGTTGGCTGATGTTATTACTTGACCACTATTATTAGTGTTAGACCAAGTATATTCATTGTTTATTATCTGAGGGGTAATACCTAATTCATAAGCACTTCTTATATCATAGTATGCAGGAACATTTTCTAGAGGAGCATCAAGAGTAGGTTCTACTCCATATTTATTTAAATAATCTTCTTTCCACGCAACTACTTCAGGGTTAGTAGTCCACCAATCATTAAACCCTTGTTCATCAAAAGTAGAAACATAATCCTCAGAACGAGGTTTGTAGTAGTCACTATCTACGTTTGATGAGTCCCAAAAAGTAGTTGCCGAATCTGATTCCATAATGTCTTCTTGAGAAGTGGAATCCGAATCGAGGTTTTTTTTTTTATCTACCGGAAAAAAATCAGCTTCAAAATATTCAAACGTACCCGTAGGTTTTTCAAAAACCTCCCACGGTTGTTTCCCTTCGTCTTCAGCTTGTTGTAAAAGTTTCTGTTCTTTTCTTTTTATCCAATCAAAAAGTTCTTTTCTATATGCAGCATCACGACGTATCTTATCCTCCCATCCTTGTAAGGTGGTGTTATTAGCAAATTGCTCATCATATTGAGATACCCAATTATAAATATAGTTACTATGTTCTTCTAATATACGTTGTTCTCTTTCGTCCATTTTTTATATATTTTTTTACATTGGAGCATCATCACTCTCATCATCATCATTATTCGTGTTTTGAGATTGAGTAGGTACTTTTAATATCTTATTCATATAATTAGATAATTCCTGTTGTAAACTCTTACCTCTATATGTTTTACTCTCTAGGTCAAGAGCTATAGTTGTTCCATTAATTACATTTCCGTTTTCATCTTGTAATCCTAAGTAAATAACCCTCTCATCTGTATTAGGCATTATCCTTATATTATCTTCAGTTAAACCTACATTATTATTTTGTATACCTTTTAGGAAAATTTCTTCTATTAAATCAGTTACCGCAGGTACGTACTTATCCCAATTTTTAATCTCATCCGTATAGAATCTTTCTAAATTATTAAAAGCGCTACCTACAGTCACATTCTGAACATCGTAATCTTCAAATAACTCGTTAAACGCAGCTAGTATACCCTGTGATGTCTCAAGAGGCATCATAGAATTAACACCTATTGCCTCTTTCTTCGGTTCCGGTTGTTGTCTATTAACAACAATCTCTTTTTGGTTATCAAAGGTAGTTAAACTACCCACCACTCTCTCAGGATTAAGTTTTTTAAACACCTCCATAGCCATAGCGTAATTATCGAAACCACCTAATTTAGAAGCTACTGCTTTTAAGAAACTTTCTTCTGTCCATTCTTCACCACCTTCAGTCCCATCTATAACTCCGGCTGTCCATAAAGGTATAACCTGTTCGTCAACCATTCCTTTATTAATTATAATCTCCTCATTATTTCTTGTAATATTTTTAATCCATTCGTTACCCGGTAGGTCCATTAATCCTATCATTGTAGATTCCATATCTTGCTCTTCACCACTAAATATATCTAATAAGTTAGTAAGTAAAGCTTGGTCTTGCTCACTTTTTTTATCTGCCATATACTCCCATTGTGATGGGGAGAACTCAGTTTTTGTAGTAACACTTCTATTAACCATAACATCAAGTCTGTCTTTAGTTATCTGTCTAGCCATCTCTAACTGCTCGTCGGTTAACTGAGGAACTAACCTTCCTGAATTAGGTTGGTTAGGGTCTTGTACTCTTAAAATCATTGATTGATTTCTTGACCCATCTGCATTAAATAAACGAGGGTCATTAGGGTCTGAAGTAAAATCAAACTCTTCTCCGGCATTATCAAATCCCTCTAAAACCTCATTTTGCGAATCAGTCAATATACTTACGGCATTCATAGAATTCTTATCTCCGACCGTAGAGTTTATAATAGTAGTTTCAGCCTCAGTATAATTACCATTTTCTCTGATATCATTTACACTTTGTGTGGGGTCATCTTCTCTTAATTTTTCGTAAGTATCAGCTAACATTTGAGCGGATTCATCTAAATTTACCTCTAAATCAAATGGTTTAAGTAATTGGTCGTGCCTATTATTTAACTCCTGAAGTGGTCGTAAACTATTTTCATTAGGAACAACTACCGTAGTATAAGGGTTTGTTTGAGGGTCGTAAGGTTCATCAGGGTTTGTAAGTTGTCTTTCACCTATACTAACCTGACCATCAACAGGATTAATATATAAAGAGTGATTTGTAAAATTACCCATCTTTTCATTATCCATTAATATGCTCTGTGAAAACTCGGATAATTCACCCTCATCTAACATTTTTTTAGCTTCAGCATAAGTAGTGTTCCAATTCTCAGATACTTCATAGAACTCTTTCGTACCATTCATTATGTTAGCACGTTGAATATTATAATCTTTTAAACTTAATTTCCCTTCTTTTAATAATTGATTTTGAATACGCATAGTCTCCATAACTTTCTCCGCATAATCTAAAACAAACTCATCTTTACCTACGTGTTGTCCTTGTGGAGCGTTCTCTACATACTTTAAACTTTCTTCTTGTTGTTGTTCAATTTTTTGTTTTTTCTTTCTACGAGCTATCTGTTCAGCGCTTAGAACATCGTTCATATTCTTGGCAACTTCCGACCAATCTATCCGATTCTCAGCATCTCTTTCCGCGTATTTATAAAATGTTTTTGCCATACTTTAAATTTTATTGTATAGGTGTGTCATTTGTAGGTGGTGGTGGATTTACTACTGCTGCCATATCAGGGTTACCTATAGCTGTATAATAAGCAGCTAATTCAGCAGGGTCCATACTTTTATCTTTAAATGGACTACCATATAAAGGTAATGCACTTGCCGCTTGTCCTACTAAACTTGTTACTCCTGCCATACCTTGTTGTAGAGACTGATTCCGATTTTCTTCTGCATCCCTAGCGGCTAATTGAGCACCCTGAGCTTCAGCTAAATCTAAGTTTGACTGCTGCCCAATTATAGATTTATCTTCATCCAATATAGTTCTTTGAATTGCCTCTAACTTTTTAGTCTGCCTATCAGTTACATCTGATTGCGCTTTATTTTGTGCTTGTAAAACTTTCCCCGCTATTGTACCTGCTCCCCTCTCCTCTCCTTCTTTCGCTGCCTCTAAACTTTGTGCGCCGGCGCTCAACATAGCATCTCTTTCTTTATCAAAAGCAGCCATATCAACAGACAGTTTCTCGTATACATTTACATCTAATCTTTTACGAGCTTTTAATATAGCTTGTTTAGCATCTTTTTCTGCTCTTTGTTGTGCTCTTTTTTGTTTAGATGCTTGAGCAAAAGATGCTGCTGTAGTACCTATTGTAGTTGCTACTTGAGCTGCTGTTAAAACTGCTGCGGTTGTTGCTAATGCCATATTATAGTTTTTTAATCATTTCTTTAGTATAAGAATCTCCTTGCGTGTAACCAACTTTCTCATACGTTTCTATTAAGCCGTCGTGTTTTAATAAAGCATAGGTATAATTACTACCTAAATCTTTACAAATATTGGTTAGGCTTTTTATAAGTAACTCTAAAGCTTCTTTTCTTTCAGGGTTTTTCCGATAATTTTTATTAGAGATAACCCATTCCACTAATGCTACTTTAGAATTAGTCATATAAATAAATCCTGCACACACAGGAGTTTCTTTATCCAATACCATAAGTCCACCTTTTCCATTATCAGGTAAAAAATCCTTTAATGGAGCTTCCCATCCCCAATCTTTCCACCACCCTAAAAGGGTGTTATCGTAATCATCTTTGTGCAGTGGTCTTAAATTAAATATCATTTGACTACAAAGATACTAAATTTTTACGGACTACTTGGCATATATTCACATTCTACTGCAAATAATTCCGCCGCTGAGGTAGAGGCAGATGATAAGACGAAATTCATATAATGACCTAAAGCTCCATAAGACTCGGCTTGTCGGTTTTTTATATATACAAAAAAAGCATCTGTTACCCCCGGCGCTAATACAGGTACTGTACCCGCGGTAGCATCTACAGTTACTTGTCTAGTTGCTCTGTTAATAGCTGTTACTGTTCCCATAAACTCTAAAGTGGCATAAGCGGTTGCTACTAAAGAAAAATAAAAAGAATCTCCTACACTCAATATAGAATTAACCTCTACTCCTGCCGGGAACTCTACTACCGAAGCATTGGCAGGTCCTGTAATTGTTATATCCGTTTTACCTATACCATTTACATATCTTAATGGATAAACAGTTGTGATTACAGGGTTAGCCATATCAGTATATCTTAAATAAGCAAAGTAAGCTCCTTCTTTCTCCACAAACTCTGAAGCTTGAATAGCTATATTTTGTTCATTACCTATATCGGTTGAACACGTAGCTGCAAAAGAAGTTGAAGATTCAAGATTAAGTGTTTTAAATATTTTACTAACAATAGGTAGTTGGTTAAAAACGCTAGTTATTGAAAACTGATTGTCTACACCATAAAAACTACACCTATTTACACTATCTGAATTATGTCTCCATAAATTACCTTCCTTGAAACTATAAAAATAGTTATTCATACCTATCATCCATTCCGGTTGAAAGCTATAAAAAGAAGGAAAACCTTCTGAAGTTTCACTATATGATATTGTTTTATAAGCCATAATTTATATTTTTTTAACAATTACCCATATTACCAATTACTCCATCGGCGGTTACTAAAAACCATTTGTCTACCCCTCCATCTACATATTTATAATAACCTGCTGTTGCCGGAGTCACCCCTGAGTCATCTGTAAAAACCCAATCATACAATCCCGGTAAAACATCTGTACCATTTACCTTTCCTCGGTATAAAGTCAGAACTGTTGCGTCTGCACAGGCTAGTATAGCATTAGCCGCGTCATAACCTGTGGTAACAATAGAAGGTAAAGCCGCTGCACACCCTATTGTTAACTCCCAAACTGTTCCATCGCAAACACCATATACTGTAACATCTATTGTCGTACCAACACTTGTTTTAGGTATTATCATTACACATTTACCGGGAGGAGTAAGTGTCGTTGCATCTTGAGTAGCAAGAATGGTAACCGCACCTGTTGTTCCCGAATCTACAAATGCAGGAGGATTATAATTATATATAGGCAAAGCAGATAATGCAGTACACGGAGCAACACAAGGTGATATAGGTATACCTGAACTCGGAGGGTTGTCACACCACGCTGAGTTTGTGCCTACATAAATGGGTAAATTAGTTGGCACTCCTGTATTCATATAACCTGAATCTTGTGAACTAAGTTTATTATAAACATTTCCACCATAATTTACTAATATACCATCCGGAACTCCATATACAAAAAATGTTATGTAGATAGCTCCTGTTGATGCTGTACCCACATCTACCGATGTTCTATATATACCTACATTACCGTTATTCTCTGTTACCGGAATATCGCATCCCCCAATACAATTTGGACAGTATTCTGCCGGTTGTAAAACCCCACTCACTTGTTGCCTTACAGTAGTTCCATCCGAATAATAACCATCGGGAGCTGCTGTAGTTGCCGGAGAAGGTCCGAAAACCGTAGTTGATGATAATAAATCAGGTCCGTTTATTGAATAACTGTTATATGCCATAATTTTAATTTTTTAACATCCACAATCTGTGACTGTACTTGATACTACTGTGCTTGCATTAAGAACTGTAAATGAAGTTCCTTGATACGCACATATTTTTACTTTCCCTCCCTCTGCTAAAAGTGTTTGAACCGTACCCCCTGCGCAATTTACAAACTCAATAATACTTGCAGGTCCTGAGTTCCATATTATACTATATTCTGTACATTGAGTATCACAATCTACACACTCACAGCACGCAGCTTGTTTATCAGCGGTAGCTCCTGCTCCCGTTAAAGTGTAACACAACCACGTGTCTACCGCATTTCTATAATCATATACCAAATATAAGTAATCATTTGCTGCTCCCGCAGGCATTGTGAAATCGGCTGAATATTGAGCAGGAGCTAATATAGAATTAATAGCTAAGGGTCCGGAAGATGCGCCTGCCGCAGAAATAGCTGTCATTAAATTAGTCATACCGGTTGGAGTGTTAGGGTATAATGTAGCAGTTCTTAATTGATAAAATTCATCCGCCGTATCAATAAACACAAAATTATCCGCTCCTAAAACTCGAGAATACACGGTAACAGTAGACCCATCTAGAGGTATACCTGCTTGACCTTGTAACCCATTAAATGTTTGATATTGTGAAATAAGAGGATTGTCTGTACCTGATGCAAAAGTAACAGGTGCTGATGCATTGGTAGGAACGAAAGCTGTTGGAACTCCCGTTACCGCATCTGTCCAATTAACTTGATTGTGTATAGTTTTAGTAGCATCTATATCATCTGTTAAACAAACTAATACTACCGTTAAAGCGCTTGGTGTAGGACATCCCACTGTTAAATCAAAACTTGGTGTTGTACCACCACTAGATGCACCATCAATTTGTATTGTAGTTGGAAAAGCTGAAGTCTTTCCTGTAAAAGTAAAGCTTCCCGATGTACTTATAGGAGCTCCCGGTATAGGGGTTACTGTTGAATTATAAGTTATCGTACCTCCCCAAGAACCTGCATTAACCATTTGCCAAGAAATAGTAATAGGACCGATTGCCTCTCCTACATCCATACAATAACTAAAAGGATTATTAAATCTTGTATCTACCGTATATTGAAGTCCGCATTGTAAACAAATTTCAGGAGCAGGTATTGCTATATCATTAATACTTAATACATATTCATTCATATAAGGGTCAAATGCTCCAAGCTTTTGTTTACCCACATAAGTAGGGTTTATAAATTGGTCTCTGAAATAAGAACGCATCCCTTGCTCTGATATAACAGTAAGCTGTTCATTTTGCATAGCAGAGCCTTTTAATTGTAACACAGCTCCTCTTTTTTCATCAGTAAAAAACTTATCTACTCCATATTGCGTATAACTTTCAGGGTTTCTACTAATACCATATTCTTCTACCCTTGCTACTTGTTGACCTAAAACTGTAGGCGTAGAAGTTAATGCACCTCCTCCTCCTGCATCTGTTAATAAATCTTTTCCTGTTAAGACATAAGATATTTTATCTTCTTGTAAAACTAATATATCTGTTTTTCTACCATCCAATTTCATTATCTCTCCATAAGAATCTTCTAATGGTTTAAAATTTAATAACCCTAAATTAAATTCATTTAGCTTATTAACATTACTTTCATCATTAATAACTCCACTATATGTTAAGTCTGAAAATCTGTCTGCCTCTCCCGCATCTTGTGCCTGTGTAGAATAAGCTCTATTACCTAATGAAAAAGTCTTACCTTTCATAGAGTCTTTTATTCTATAACTTTCTACACCATTACCAAAAGCGTAACAATTAAAGAATTGAGAATAAATAATTCCTGCTATCCCTCCTGCTATATTTTGGTCAGTGTTGCCTACATATCTTGTAGTATTACCTAAATGATTACCGGTAGCTCTATCAATAGGATAAGAAGCTTCTCCTTCGTACCATAAATCAGGTAAGGCATCTCCCGGTTCTGTTTCAAAAACCAATACATTATCTGCTTGATAAATTTCAAATGTAGCATCCACAGTAGACCTTCTTTTTTTACTTAGTTTAGCACTAGCACAAGCTTGCGTACCTGAAACAAAAAGTCTTAAACCAAATGCAGCACCCCCATCCCACCATTGTAAATAATTAGTACACAAGTTACAATTGTTATTTACAAAATTCGTGGTTGCTGCCGAGAGATTAGCTCCCACTAACAAAGCGGGATTGTAAGAATTTACCATAGGACACCCTGTACCCCCTATTTCATAATAATCAAAAGCTATATCAGGGTCAGGATTACATACTGAAGCCGCTATATTTTCACCGTCCCACCAATCTTTAGCATTACTATAATCTTGGGTAGCTGTAAAAAATCTATCAATCTTCCCTATTCTTCTTTCACACGATTTATTTCCATCACCTGAACCTCTTCTTTTCCATCTTAATCTTACTCTAATACGAGAACCCGCAGGTATATTATAAGGGGTATAGTTAGCTCCATCGTATGCTGAAAAGTTATAATTTAAATGTACACAATCTCCTCCGCTACTTTGTGTTTCTGAAACTTGTCCCGGTAATATAAAAGAATCTGCCGGCATAACTGCATTAAACCCATTGTTATTTATCTTCATATAAACCCCCGCAAATGGAACTAAACCACTTATTGTATCAGGGGAAAGTCCACCATCTATACTTAAAAAGTTTCTTTGTTGAGCTTCCTTTTCTAAGACTGTTATAGTTACACAGCTTGAAATAGGTCCATCTATATCACTCTTTAATATTAATGAATCTCCTTCCGTAACTTTAGCTGCATTCTCTCCTTCAAGTAAAACATAACTGTAATTAGTAGTTTGAGATGTATATACTATATTACTAAAAATAGTATTAAAACCTAACATATCCGGTTTAGCCACAAACTTATATCTATACGCCCACCCCGGAGCTCTTTGTGTAGTTGGTATTGTAACCTTTATTCTGTTTTGGTCAGCCGAGTTTTCACAAGGAACGTGTATAGTATTACTCTCACTAACTATTGCTTGAGTAGAACGATTAAATTCATCCATATAAACAATACCTAATTCATATCCTCTATTACTATGTAAACTTCTAGGAATATTTAAAGACCTAAAAGTAGGCTCTATTTGAGTTGGTCTATAATAATTATAAACATCTCCCATAGTAGGTGTGTTTAAATAAGGTATTGCAGGTCTAGGGTCTACACCATTATCTATATACCTAATAGCAGGGAAAATTATTTTAAATTCATCAGGCGATGTAGCGGCTGCTGATATTTGTATGCCTTGATTTAAAACTGTAACACCACTTTGATATCTATACAGAGTAGGGTTAAGAGGGACTCCGGGAGCTACTTGAGTTGCAGCAATAGAAGTAGCTACTGTACAATTATACCTATCACTCAATGTAGGGGTAGACGCACACGTAACCGCAAGAGGATTAATAAAAGTAGCAGAACCTACTGCTGCGTTAAATTCTACACTAGAGGCTAAACCAAAACCATTGGTGTAATCTTGTGGTAATGTAAATGCTAATGTTACGTACACATCGTCAACGGGAGCAATTGCTGTTACAGCAGGAGCAGTGGCAGTAAATGAATCGTGAACTAATCTTACCCCTATTACTAACACTGATTGAGCCGCTAATGTTAACCCTGCTGTACTTATAGTAATCTCCGCATCATTTACCGTGTTTGTACCGTTAACCGTATAAGTAAAATTTGCTAAACTAAAATCTAATTCAGTTTCATCTATAGGTGTACTTACAAGTGAAGTAACATAAGAAACATCTACTTTATCTCCATCAGTATCTAATAAGTCATAATTTTCTGTATAGTTACCATATATTAATCTATTACCCATTATTGTCTGAGCTTTAGCTAACTTAGGAACATTGTCATATAATCTTAATATTTCCGACTCAACTAAAACAGTATATATTTTACTGTTGTCAAAGAAATAGGTATAAACTGTATTATCTAAATAACCTACTTCAATTTTATTTAACCCTTCAATTTTTTTAATCGTACTATTGTCAGCTTCTTTAAATAATAAATCTACTTCTTTAACTAATTCATTTCCGGAATTAAAACTAATAGTAGCCGCATTATTAATGTTTACCATACCTCCATTTAAAAAACTATCAGGACTAAATTGAAAGTTATTAGGAACAAATGCAGGTGCACTAAATTGAGAAGTAGCTGAATATTCTCCATCCTCATACTTGTATCTATATGCGAAACAAATAAATCTTCCTTCCATAAAATTTTCCTGACCTGTAGTGGAGGATGTTACAACCTCGGGAGATTCTGTGGGTGGTTTTTTTATTACAAGTAATTCTTCGGCTGTTATTTGGTCTACGTTACCCGGTTGTGTAGGGTAAGCATAACTTCTTGTAACATTAATTTTCCTTGGAGGATTAAAGTCATCTGTCCAAAATAACATATTATCCACTAAATTTACTCCTGTTATTAAATACGTAGGATTAAAATTTAATGTATTAGGACCCCCTGTACCAATACTAACCACGTGATAAGTTAAAGTAGCATTAACAGAGTTATATGATACTATCATATCAAGCGTATACGTTACTCCACTTAAAATAAAAGCGGGGTCGTGCACAAACCAATATAGTGTATTATTTGAAGAATCTTCATAAGCTCCAATACACTTAGTAGAGGTGCTTAAAGGTGTGTTAGCCGCATCAATATAGGTAAGGGTGGTTAATTGCTCATTACCTTTTGCGTTTTCTACAGAGCCTATTTCGGTATCTTCGGTAGAACCTAAACGTACATTTTGCCCATCTACATATTCTCCTTCAGGAAGAAGTCGCTCATCTATAGCTTTATTCATTCTTCCCTTGACAAAACTTCTTATTATTCTAGTTGATTCTGCCATCTTATTTTATCCATTTATCGCGTCCCCTTAAATTCATAAGAAGTCTACCGGGGTGTATATTACTAATTCTAATTTTAGCATTTCTAAGTAATGCTGCTTTTTCTTTTCTAGTTCTTGAAACAAGATATTCTTGAGTACCTTGTTTGCTATTTAAAATCGCAAACTTAATATAAGCATATATATAATCTTCAAATAATTTATTTACCATCACTGAAGAATTATCTCCATTTTCCATACCATCTGATACATACTCTAAAACACAAAGTTCATTTGCCATTCCTGAGTTAAAGTTTATAACCCCGTTTTTTTTATCTATAGTAAAAGTAGGATTTGCATTGGCAGTTTCTGTATTCAATCCAAATCTAGCTCCTATATTATAATCAAAAAACCAATTTCCTTCCCAATAATATCCCTCTTGATTATTAAACAAACTATCATTATTTAAATAAATACTTCTTTTAGAACCCTTTATTCTATCTATATCTAAATTTGAATACTCAGGACTCAATGCTCTTCCCTGCTCATCAAATAAAATATTATTATCATTATCTTTTAAGTAAGCTAAAGCGCTTCCTACTTGCACGTTTTCTGTTAACGGTCTCAAAAAGCCATCTTTATATAAAGATATTCTAACCCAATTAACATAATCTGATGGAAGTATAAATCTTAAATTACCATCTATTTTCATCTCTAATACTTTTATTTCTTTAAAAGCATCATAGTTTAATTCTTGAATACCTCTCTTTGCGTGAAAAAGTATTTTATACCTTTCTTCATTATTAACCAAAGAATGATTACCATTGTACATTAACATAAAATTATTAACAACCTCCTTTAAGCTAACGTATTGGTAAGACCCCCAATTAAGGTTTGTGGGAACATTACCATTATTCTCGTAATACGTGTACTGAGAAATATATTTGTTATTTACGTTACTATACTGTGTCATAACTATGCTTCTTCTTGGTTAGTATTGGTTATTTGTGTGGTAGCATAATTAGCTACATTTATATCTCTTACTTCAACTCCTGAGTATTGTAAAATTCTAAATATTAAATCCTGAAAAGAATCAAGAGGTAATTCAAAATTTTGAAAATCAGGTTGTGATTGGTCAAATACAGGTTCACCCCCTGTTATATTTAAAAATGTCCATTTAGGGTCTCTAGGGTACCTTATGTATTGGCACATAACAAAATTAGTATTAGTGTTAGTTGGACCAAGACCATTTGCATAAAAACTAGGAGTGGTAACTTCTAGTGGATATACCATTATATTACTCCCATCTACTGTATACGCAGGAAACTCTCGACTAGGAGCTGTTAGATTAGAACTCAGTAATCTCATTATTCTGTTTTGATGAACTTTTTCTATTTCTACCACATCTATATTACTATATATAGAATACCCCACAGGTGATGTAGTAAATATATCTCTACTTACCCCTACTTCTTTATTACCAAATATAGCTGTTACTTGAGCAAAAGCTGTAGGACTTCCTGCTACTAATGAATTTATATTAACAACCCAATCACCTGTTGATACGTTGGTAGTATCTTCAGTAGCTCCCATAAGTAATCTATAAGGTGCTACAGGTCCTGTATTTATAGCATTATAGATAACGAACTTAGGTCGGTAGTAAACTTTATTAATAAAATAATAATCATCCGGTAATGCAAATAGATTACTTGTGTTATTAGTAGCATAAAGATTAGCAGGGGAGTTATATAGTATTACATCTTGTGTAAAGATATCTATATCCTCTTCTAATCCTTTTTTTATATCAGCATATCCTGTACCGGATTGACGTACATTTTCTTTATTTATCTGATAGTTATATTGATAAAACAAATCCTCAAAAATATCTAACTGTGCCTGCTTTGCATACAAGTTAAAATCTTGAGGTGTTATATAACCATAGTTGTTTTTATTTAAAAATGCAAGTACCGCATTTCTTACTTCGTTTATCATAGATACAAAGATAAGAAAAAAAAAGAGGGCAAGTTTTTTTTACCCTCTCTTATCTTTTTACATTATAGTTAAGCTTAGGCTATAACTATAGATGTAACTGTAACTGCCGCTGCTGCTGCATCGACTACACCCGGTATAGCTTGAGAATCCGCTGTTACGGTTTCACGAACCACATTTGTCCAACTTGTTTCTAAAGCTGCAACAATTTGGTCTGCAAAATAATTGGAAGCACTTATATCATTAGCTGCCATATTATCGCTTAATGTTAAAGTTGCACTACCACCATCGTGATACCAAATTTTTACTGTTCCTACTGTCGCCATATTTACAGCGGTTACGTTTGTCGCACTCACTAGCATTGACGCTGTTGAGCCCGTTAAATAAATGTTTAAATACTTTTGCATAATAAAAAAAATTACAAAGTTTTGTGAGA